GCGTCGGCAATCGAGCCGGTCGCGATGACCAGCTCGATGCTCTCGTAGCCGCGCGTGTCGAGGATCTGCGACACCTGCGCGGTGTTGTCGGACACCGACACGGGCGAGATCGCCCGCTTGATGTCGATGTTGTTGTGGAGGTCTTTGGAGGCCATTGGGATGGTCCTTTCTCAGTCAGATCAGAGGGCGACGTTCTGCAACACGATGGCCTCGGGCAGCACGACCTGACCGCCGACGCGGCGGCGAAAGATCATGCGGACCGCGCCGCTCGTCGCCTGGGTGTAGGGATCGCGCAGCATCTCCATCGCGATGCGATCCACGACCACATAGCCACGACGGAAATCACCGAACGCGACGGGCTTGGCCGACGCGCCGACATCCGGCATGTCGGCGGCTTCGACGTAAGGCGCGCCGTTGATCGTGTTGGGAACGCCGCCCGCGAGGCCAGGAGCCCAGAGATACTCGCCGTCGCCGTCCTTGAGGCGGCGGATCTGACCGATGGTCGAGCGGTTCATCATCCACAGCGCCGCGCGCGCGTAGTCGGTCTTGATGCCGTAGTAGACCGACAGCAGACCGTCAGCCGTCAGCGCTGCCGCCGCGCCGGAATTGACCGTCGCGATGGAGGCGTTGTTCAAGAAGCCGAACGGACGACCGACGCCGGAGCCCGAGAGGAACGCCGCGCCTTCGGCCTTCGCGAACTGCTCGGTGGCCTCTGCCCTGACTTCGCTCTCCATATTGAAGGCGGCGTCCTCGAGCATCTGGTTGGTGATGTCGACCAGCGCGTACATCTCATGCGTCGGGATCTCATCCATGCCGTAGGTGAGGCCCGTGGTCTCGGAGCGCGTGCCCTGCTCCTGGACCCACTGCGCCGAGAAGGTGCCGGTGCGCTTCGGCAGCTGGATCGCCTTCTGCGTGGTCTGCCGGGTCCGCGCGACCGCGCGGAACGGCGTGACTTCGACAACGCCCTTGATGATCTCGCGGACGTACTCGGTCGGCGCGAGATAGCCGCCGAGCGTGTCGGGCGACAGCGAGAGGCTCTTCATCTCGGCGGCGACGCCGTCGAGGCTCTTGCGCTCGCTCTCCGACAGAGCGCCATCACCGCGCGCGATGGAACGGACCACAGCCCGCATCCAGTCGTTCGCACGCGCCTTGACCTCGTCGGCCTCGGGAGCGGACTTGCCCGAGCCCAGGCGATTGAGCTTCGCGGCCAGATCGGCGGCGGTCTCGCTGGCGTTCTTCGCCGCGAGCTCGGCCTGAACGAGCTTCTGGTTCAGGCTCTCGTACTTCGACAGCGACGTCTCGATCCGGTCGAGTTTGTCGCGCGTCACGACGTCGGCAGAGCCCTTCTTCTCGATCTCGGCCAGGCGCGCGTCGTTGGTGGACTTGAATGCCTCGAAAGCGGCGCCGACAGCATCGACCGCGCCCTTCAGTTCGTTGAGTTCCATTGGATTAGCCCTTCGTGGAGGAGAGGATGGAAGTCGCGCGCTTGAGCGACGCGACCAAAGCCTCGACCTCGTCATCGCGAGAGGCGTCGGCGTGATCATCACCTGCATCGCGCAGGTGACGACGGACCATCGCGACGAGGCTCTTGGCCTCTGCGATGGACATCTTGTGCTCGTCGCGCAGAGCAGCCTCGAGGCCGCGCGCGTCGAGAATGAGCGCGGGAGCGCTCTTGAGGTAGGCGAGCTTCGCGAGCGGGTTCATCGGGTCATCGACCACCGAGACCTCGCGCAGATCGATTGCCTTGAGCCACCGCCTCGGTTCTCCGGTGCGGCCTGTGCCCATCTTCGATCCGCCGGCAGGGACGCGATAGCCGATCGACATTCCCTTGATCGCGCCTTCGCGCAGCCGCGCGTAGGTCATCTTTCCTTCGTCGGTGTCGAGGCCGATGATGCGCCCCTCGACATGCAGACCGTTCTGGTCCTCGCTCATCTTTTCCCAGACGCCAACAGCGCCCTTGGAGCGGTCGTGGTTGTAGTACATGGCGGGCAACATGCCCTTGCTCGACCACGACGCGAGGCTACGCGCCATCGCGCCTGGCGTGATCATGTCGCCGCCCTCGTCGATGTTGCCGTAGACGGCTCCGTAGCCGCTGAACGAGCCAGCGGGCTTGTCTGCGGAGAACTTGACCTCAAGCGCGATGCTCGCGACGCCGTTGCTCATTCTCCGAGCTCCTCAATCCTGTCGGCGATCCTGTTCGCCCATGCGCGGCCAGCGTCGCCGCCCCAGAGATCCCATGCGATGCGCCCGTTGCTCGGGAAGCCCGTCTCGCCCTGGCGGAAGCCCTCGGCCTCCTTGTCCACTTCGTGCCGCGCGAAGAACGAGACCATCCGCATGATGGTGTCTCGCGGAAGACGGCGACCGTTCACGATATCGCGCGCGCGAGCGATGCCGACAGCGGTGCCGCCGCGCCCGAACTCGTCGCGCCACGCCAGCGCTCGCCGCGCGTTCGCCGCCATCTCGTCGGTCGGCTTCCACGGGTTCTTCGCGCCGTTGTCGTCGTCCTCGACATCGACAGGCTGCGCGACGTCCGCGTCAGATCCCTGGCCTACGACCTCGCCCATGTTCAGCGGGAAGAGTGGCTTGTCGAGACCGTCGATGGGGTTCCAGCCGTCGTCCTCGCGCGCCTCGTTGCGGGTCATCCAGCCGCCGCGAATAGCGCGGTCGTAGTATTCGGCGCGGTCCTTGAGCGATCCGCGCAGAAGCTCGCTTGTGTCCATCGTGAAGCGGTAGCCCGCGCTCCACTCCTCATCGGTGAGCAGCTGCGCGTTGAGCGCGCTGGTCATCGCTTTGATCTCGGGCTGGAGCGTGTATCTGACATGCGCCGCGAAGAACGCCTCGGCAGATGCGAACGTCGGGGAGTTGTTGCCCGCGTGCCCGAGCATGATCGAGAAAACGCCCATCAGCCGAGCGATCTCTTCGATCTGATGCTTGCGCGTCTCTAGGTGCTGCGCATCGACGCCGGTCATCTGCGTCGGAGTGAACTTGAGCGCGCCGCTCGCGAGCACCGGCTTGCCCGTGTTCGACGCCGAGCCATACATCGAGGCGATGGCCTCGCGCACTCGGTCGCGCTGTTCCTGCGACGGATTGCCGTCGAGCGTGAACAAGCCGGTCGTGCGAACGCCGTTCTTGTGCAGCGCCGCCTGTGACCGCTCGCTCGCTTGCGCCAGCCCCAGCGCCTGCCGACCGAGAAGCACCGGGTCGAGCCCGCGCGCGCTGTCCCACGACGGCGAGCGAAGGTGGAAGACCTCGCCGCGCGTGAGCGTCAGCGTGCGGTTGTTCTCGAACGAGATCGTATATTCCAGTTCCAGATCCTGTCGGACGACGATCTGGACGTTGTCTGGCTTGATCGGGATCAGCTCGCGGATCTGGCCGTTCACCACGTTGCGCCACGACACCGCGCACCCGGTCGATGCCTTGTGCATCATCGTCGTGCGGACCCATTCGCTCGCGTCCTGCCACGCATTCGGAGAGCGCGCGAAGAGGTCGAACAGCGGATGATCCGTCGCCGGTTCCATCCCGCCATCGGTCGGTCGCATCAGCACAATCGGCAGCTGCGCGAGACCGTCCGCGATGACCATGACGGCGCGGTAGAACGCCGGGACTTGAAGCGCCGTCGAGACGGTGACCGGCTCTCCGGTCCAGGATTGACTGTAGCCAAAGGCCGCGTCCAGCCATCCCTCGGTGAACTCGACCGCTTTCTTCTCGTCCCGGCCGCGCAGCCGGTCAAGCCATCCTAGCACGGCATCGCCCACGCCGCCGCCGGTCCGGCGACGGTCGGATTGAGCGTCATGAGGTGCGCCGCGTTGAACGATGCCATCAAAGGGTCGATCTTCCCATAACCAGAGGCCGCGCGTTCGATCATCATCGCCGTCGAGGTTGCGCGGACTTTCGCGTTGCCCGCGCACCATGCGAGGAGGCGGCTTCCAGAGTGTTTCAGCGAGCCATCGACGAGCTTGCGTTCGACGGTCTTCGCGGCGTTCATCAGCCGGATTCCTTGCGGAACGCCGACTAGCAATTTCGTCTCTTCGCTCACACCGATTTCGGCCAGCGCGTCCACCGCGCCGCCGATGCCAGCAGGGTCAGCGCCGACCATCGCCAGGCATCCGGCGTCGAGGACTAGGCCGACATGCGCCTTGATCCACTCCAAATCACCGGGCAAGCCGTCCACGACCGTCAGATCGCCATCGCGCGCGAAGTCTTGGTACAGCGCCGCATTCGCCTTGCGACGGTCCAGCCCCTCGGGGCTGATCAACGCATGAGCCCAGAGCAGCCAGCGGCGCGTGTCTCGCTCGCGCGCGATGACGGCGAATCCGAACAGATCGTCCAGTCCGCCGCCGTCAATTCCAATCGTCGCGACTTCCGCGCGGTCGAGTAGCTCGTCCAGCGAGCGCGGCCCGCCGTTGCCGCGCGACCAGAACTGCGCGCCAGCCCAGCCATCGGATCGCAGCGCGACACCGATCTGAACGTTGAGATGCTGCGAGGCCCAGCGTCGTAGTTCGGCCTCGCTCGCTTCGCGCGCCGCCTCGTAGTCGGGGATCAGTCGCTCGACCGTGATCGACCGGCCGTTGTTGGGCGTGACGAGGTGCCAGTTGCTCGGCTCTTGCCAGTCCACGCCTTCGGGAAACTCGTAGATCACCGGAAGCAGCGGCGCGTTCAGCGTGCCGTCACGGACCTTGCGCGCCTTGGACAACTCGGCGGCGAATACACCAGCCGGCGGTCGCTCGGACTGGGTCGTGATCTGAATCAAGAAGCCCTCGGGCTGCGAGATCAGACCACCGCGAAGCTGGCCGATCACGCGGTCCGCGTCAGGTGCCTCGGCGATGACATGCGTTTCGTCCAGCAGGATGCCCGCTGGTTTGGTTCCGGTGACGACCTTCGGATCGAAGCTCTTGACCTTCAGGAACGCCTTGGTCTGCCGGTATGAAATTCTCTTGAGGTGTCCTTGCACATGAAACTTGCTCGCCAGAACCGGGTCCGCTTCGATCATGCCGACGGCCTGGCCGAACGCGACATCCGTCTCCTGCGTCGGCGCGATGAGCAGGAACTCGGCGCGCGGTCGCTGGTTGACGAGCAGCGCCGTGAGCATGATCGCCGCGCCGGCCGTGGTCTTGCTGTTCTTCTTCGGGACCAGAACGAACGCCTCGCGGATCTGCCGCTGGCCGTTCACCACCGAGCCGAACAGCGCCTTGACGATGTCGCGCTGCCAGTCGCCCGCTGCTTCCTTCATCCTCGGCTGACCGGGGACGTCCGGCAGGCGCAAGGCATCGAATATGCCCGCCGCCTTGCGCGCGGCGTCATGGTCGAGCGGGAGGTCTGGAACCAGGGACCGGCCCGACCGGAGCCGGTCGCCCCAGTCGCGGCAGGAGGTGTCCCAGGTCATGCTAGTTCGCGAGCAGCTGCTCCCAGTCGGTGCCGCGTTCGGCGGTCGCCGCGATCTCGTCGGCCTGTGCCTTCTTCCCGGTTGCCTCGGCCCGAGCGTGGACGTAAGGGGCGGCGCACTGCGCCATCCGGTCCCGACGCGCCGCGTCGGCGGACTGGTCGCGCATGACCGAGAGCATGTATTCCAGCGGCGACATGCCGATGAGCATGGATTCGGTCAGCACCATCTTGGCGACCGGCTGCTCGCCCTTCTTCGGACGCCCCGATCCTGGCTGCGGCCCGCTGCCGCCGGGTCGGTATCCGCCGCGTGGCATGTGTTTTCGCTCCGAAATGTTGAAAATATCGCCTGTTTTGGCCCTACAGGCCCCGTCGTTAACCTCTACCCAGGCGGAAAAGTCTCTGGGTGGCCCCCTGTGC